ACGACGCTGACACAGAATGTCGTATACGCACTTCCAGTCGTGAAGACTACGCTGTTCACTGATACGGCTACTCCTACTATTCAGCTCTCTAATACGTCTGCCTTTACAACGAACGTAGCAGTCACGCTGACTGGCGGCACGGCTACGTTGACTGGTGGATTCATTCGGTCCACGGCAGGTGATGCGTTGGTCACTCTGAAGCGAGACTAGAGGAGATCAGATGGCGAAGATCAGATTACGCGCGTATAATGGGAAGTATGTGAGTGCGAATGATTCCGCGAGTGGATTCACTCTGACTGGTAATCGAGATGAAGCTGGTGAATGGGAAACATTTGAGATGGAGGAACTAGATGATGATGGAACGAATCCGCCGGATAGTGGAGGAACTGAACCTCCTATTACACCTGACTATGGCGGAATAGATGATATAGACCTGGGATTCGCAGTCGTGGCGAGTAGTGATTGTCCGTCAGTCGCTGAACTCCAGATTATTTCACGAGTGACGGAGATTACGCTGACGGATGTAGGAGTAGATGGACAGGGATATGCAATGAAATTTGGAGGTCAGGAGACGTGGCCAGGCGTAGTACCACCGGGATGGGAAGGTCCGATCAATCATACGTTGTGGATGTGCGAATTCATCAATGGAACGTGGTACATTCTGCCAGTGAAGGAAGGACTCGGGACGTATCTGACACTTGGACCGATCCTATCGCAGGGACAGGTACCAAATAATCTGACGTATTATAGTAGTGAACCGATGCTGGGATATCAGCCGAGGAAGGGTGAGAAAGTCGGCTTCTTTTGTACGACAGGAGACACTAGGAGGATGAATATTCAGCCTGCTAGTACAGTCGGACGAACGAATGTCGTGACAGTTCCATTCAAAGCCGGGACGTATAGTTGGAGGCGAGGAAATGCCATTTAATCCTGCAATGTTTCAACAAGGTATGTTAGGTCAGGGTCAGCCTATGGGTCAGATGGGTCAGCAGATGAGTCCATTCGCGCAGGGACTAGCTCCTATGCAGAGTGCGCCACAGATGGGAGCACCACCTATGAATTATGGTCCACAGGCTGGTGGAAGTATGGGAGGTCAGCCTAGATTTGGTACTGGTGGAATGATGGGTGGACCTATGGGTGGCGCAGGTGGAGCGATGGGAAGCGCACTTAGTGGTAATCCACAGATGGGTAATAGTGGTGGACCTATGGGACAGATGGGTAATGCTATGGGAGGAATGGCCGGAGCTATGGGAGGAGCTATGGGAGGAGGTCAGCAGATGAGCGGAGGAATTGGACCACAGCAGAATGCATTACAGCAGATGATGCAGAGGATGCAGCAGCAGAGAGATCAACAGATGAATATGGGAAATAGGGCGAGATTCGGGATAGGCGCGCGTCAATCAGCTCCTCAGACTGGTATGCAGGATTGAAGTGCGTAAGACTCATTGCAAGAATTGTGAAACTGATTTGAAACGTCATGGCGATAACACAGGAAACCGAGCGGCTTAAGGTACTTAATGAGTGGCGTCCGGAGCCGAAACAGTCTCTGTTTCTGAGCATTCCTACTACTGTGAAAGAGGCATTTTATGGGGGCGGAGCAGGTTCAGGGAAGTCAGATGTACTTTTGCTCTATGGAATTGTCCATAGGTGGTATGCGCATTCACAGTTCAAGCAAGTATTCATGCGCAGAACTTATCCCGAACTGCGTAACGAAATTATTCCTAGAAGCCGCGAACTGTACAGAAAGTTTGGAGCCACTCTTAACAAAACTGAGATGTGCTGGACTTTCCCTCGGGAGGATCAATATGGAGGTCGTGGTGGAACTAATGAAGGTGCAATGATATTCCTTGGTCATTGTGAGAATGAAGATGACGTACATCAATACGACACTATGCAAATTTGTCTTTATACGCCCGATGAGCTTACAAGTATCACGGAGTGGATTTATACCTACATTACTTTCCAACGAAACCGTGCGCCTACTGGTACAGGTCTGCCGAGTATTACGCGCGCAGCGGGAATGCCGGGCGGAATCGGTCATACATGGACGTACAAGCGATTCATTAAGCCATATCCGAAAGGCGGAGTAATTATAAATGGTCGGGGCGGGAATAAGCGGATTTATATTCATGCGACGTTAGAGGATAATAAGTACATCGATCCATCGTATAAGCAGTCTCTGAGTGGTATTACGATCGACGCGGAGAGGAAGGCTAAGCTGTATGGAGACTGGGATGCGTATCAGGGTCAAGTGTTCGATGAGTTCAGGGATAGGAAGTTCGATGATGAACCTGAGACGGCATTACATGTGATTCCGGAGTTCGAGATTCCGGCATGGTGGCCGCGTATTGTCGTAGGGGATTGGGGATTCCGTGCAATGACGTGGATAGGGTATGGCGCAATCAGTCCGACGAAGAGGCTGTACATATATCGTGAGCAATACTGGGTCAAGACAAAGATTTCAGAGTGGGCACCTCATGTGAAGTTGTGGATTGATAAGGAGAGTCCGAGGCTGATCAGGTTCTGTAAGAGTGCTGGTCAGGATAGGGGACAGGAACACACGATTCAGCAACAGATAGAGACGGAGCTAGGCGAGTCGATCGAACTAAGTAATAATACCTCTGGATCGAGGGTTGCTGGAAAGATACTTATTCATGAATATTTGAGATGGACGCCGAAGGTCGTGAATGAGACTGATGCTATTCCGTACAATGAGGAATACGCACTATGGCTCATGCGGAATCGTGGAATGAAGGAATATAATTCGTATCTTGGATCATTTGAGTCCCAGACTCCTGAGTCTAACCTGCCGAAGTTACAAATATTCGCCGGCGCGTGTCCCATTCTTATCGAAGCGATAAAGGCGTGTTCATATGATAAGCCGAAGGGAAATAAACCGGCGGAAGATATTGCGGAATTCGATGGGGATGATCCGATTGATGGTCTGAGATATATGGTTGACGCGGCGGAAGGATTCTTTGACGAGGCGAATGAGGAATTCAAGAGGGTCCAGAAGCAGGAAGAGCTAGTCAATCAGCTGAATAATTCAGGAGACTGGACTGGTTTCTATAGGAATATGAATAGAGTGGAGAGTGAGAGTGATGAGACTGTCAGACCTGTTGGCCGGTATCGTCATTAGTGGTGTAATAGTGTTCATTATTCATTGTCCGATATTCAAGCCGTGGTTTGGGTTTCGTAGACCGCAGGGTCATAAGGGAAAGTGGTTCGAATAGATGAATATTGTTACTCAGTTGTTTTATAAGTGGTTCGGCCTTTCGGAGCCAGTGTGTGAGACCTGTGAAGTCCTTCGTGATAGCCTTGCGAGAAGCGAAGCAGAACGTAAGGAACTACTTCATAGGCTGCTGGAGCCGAAACAGGCTGAACCACTCATAAAGCAAGATGAGGAATTTGTGCCAGTCACTCCGAAGTTTGTACCGTGGCGTGTACGGCAGCAAATGTTGGAACAAGAGGATAAGAAGAAGGCGCAACTGTTAAAAGATAGGGAAGTAGAGATAGGAAAGCTGGAGACGGAACTGGGAGTTAAGTAATGCCTAAGAAGGCAGCAGTGGATCCGGTCACGGGTATGCCTGTATCAGCTATTGGTCCGTCTCAGAGTTTCATGAAGAAGATTAAGTTTCCGAAGGTTGAGAGTAGGAAAATTTCGATTAAGTTAGCTAAGCCTCCGATGCTGAAGATAGGTAGATCGAACTAGTTAGAAAGAGAGAAGGAGATGGCTGGTATTGGACCATCGTGGATTCAGGATGCGCGCACGAAGATGGAGAAGAAAGGTACAGTCGGCGCATTCGGTAAGGCTACTCCATCGAAGATAGCGGCAGGTAAAAAGGCCGGCGGACTACAGAAGAAGCGCGCAATATTTGCTCAGAATATGAAGAAGATTGCACAGAACAAGTAGGAGATGAGTCATGCCGATACCTCCGCAGTTAGCAGCCGCACTCGCAGCGAAGAAAGCTGGTCCATCTGTACCTTCTACTAAGAAGAATGCTCTACCAGCAGCACCAGTGAAGAAGAAAAAGAAGGTACCGAAACAGGGACTAGGTCCGTCGCCAGCGATGATGGGTAAGATGCCGATACCTCCGCCTACTGGAGGAATGCCTCCATTCTAGTTAGAAGGGGAAGAAGACGTGATACAGATAATCTTTGCACTCGTGATCCTCGGAGTCATTCTCTACTTGATTGAGACATTTATTCCTATGGATCCGGCTATTAAGGTGATCATTCGGGTCGTCGTGATCATCTTCATGATTCTGTATCTGATGTACTTTCTTGGTCTGACTAGCTTCCCAACGCGCATCAGATAGCGAGACTAGATGTGCCTAATCTGCTCCAACCGAATATTCAGCCGGGTCAGAAGGTATATTTGAACCCATTCCTTCCGTGGGATCCGAATAGTGATCCACAGAAGTTAGGATTGGGTCCAGATACGCAGTATGAGACGGGATATGATCCGGCGATGCCGAAGCAGGCTGACTGGCCTACTGATCCGGCGACCGGATTGAAGACTGATCCATTCGCGAGTGCGGGAGGACAGAAGAGACTATTTCCGAATGAGTATTTCGATAATCAGGGTACGTATTTGGGCGCACCTAATCCACAGTCACCGGATTACGGAGCGCAGGGAAGTTACTTTAAGGAACCACTTCAGTGGAATTTTAGTACGGGAAAGTATGAGAAGCCTACGAATTGGGAACATGTCGTAGGTACAGCAGTAGCTGCTGGTTCGTTGGGAATGGGATTAGCTGGTATGGGTGCGAATGCTGCGGGAAGTGCAGCAGGTGCGGGAGGTAGTAACGTGGCAACAGCAGCAGCTAATCCCTGGTTATCGAATCTGACTAGTCTGTCGATGAATAATCCGTTAGTTCAGGGTGGAATACGGACGGTCGGCGACGCCGCAGGCGGTAATCTTGGATGGAAATCTCTGCTAAACTTTGCGGGTGCGGGTGTACCTGCGGGCGGATTCGGTGCGCAGTTGACTGGTAATGCACTCGGTCAGAAACTCATAAACATGGGTGCGAATCAGGGACTGAATCTAGCTCATGGTGGTGCAGTCACACCTGCTGGATTAGTGAGTGGATTCGCGAATTCGGGGATTGCGCCGTCGGGTGCGAGTAAATACATGGATATGGCCGCGAATCTCGCTGGTCAGCTAGGCTATGGAAATCAGCCGCTAGTCAGAGGGCTAAATGTTGGAAATAATACTAATCCCGCTAGTCCTAGTGCTGGTACTGGTAGCGCACCACAGACTGCGGGACAAGGCGTGACGAATACGGGGAACATTTTTGCAAATTCGGGTCAGCAGTCTAGTCAGTCAGGTGGATTAGGACCGTCGAATCGATTTGCGAATACGATGTCGAGGCAGTTGGGTTCGATTACGGGAATGCAGGATCAGACGAATCCGAATTTGGCAGCGGCTATAGGCGCGGGTAGGATGACAGCAATTAATAATCAGCCATACAGGGCTGGATATGATACGAGTTACCTGGCGTATGATCCGACGACGCGCACTTTGCAGACTAAGACGGTTAGTATGCCGCCGATTCTGACGGGTAACGCAGGAATATACGGGTACAATAATAATGCTAATAAGCGGTGGAATCCGACGACAGGTCAGCTATTCGATCCTAGCCAGACGGGTGGACAGTAATGGCTAAGGAAGTTAGCGACGAGACTAAGGCTCTCCTGAAGCATATCGTTGATCATTTCGATGATGAGGATCGGAGTGTGCGTGATCGACAGATTCGGACGTGGAGACGACTGAAGTTGTTGTGGGAAAATATTCAGCATACATACTATAGTGAAGTTGCGCATGACTGGCGTATCCCCGAACTCGAAAGGAGTGGAGAGGATACGGATCAGAGTTACTATGATAAACCAGTTAATATTTATAGGGCTTATCTTGAGTCGATTATTGCGGCTCTTAGTATCACTGTTCCTCCTGTTATCTGTTATCCGGATGATGCGGATAATCCTTTGGACATAGTCACATCTAAGGCTGGAGATAAGATAGCTAGTCTGATTTTTAAGCATAATGATGCGCCGATGCTGTGGATTCATGCGCTGTTCATATTTATGACGGAGGGAATGACTGCGTGTTATGGGTATCCGAAGCGAGACGAAGATTACGGGACGTATGAGGAAAAACAGTATGAGGAGACTCAGGAGCCTCATACTCAGTTAGTCTGTCCGAACTGTGGAGAGATACTGTCAGACGAGACTACTAATCCAGATGCATTTATGCCAACTGGCGATGCGCCGCCTGATCAGCCAGATCAGATAGATCAGACTGGACAGATGGATCAGCAGGTAGATCCGATGACGGGTCAGCCTATTCCTGCTCCTCAGCCGACTGAACACTGTCCTGGATGTGGGGAAGTGGTGACGCCGACAGTTCAGCAGAATAGTCTGACGGTGACTAGACTGGTTGGCGTGACGAAGCAGCCTAAGACGCGGATATGCATGGAAATGTATGGTGGACTGAATGTTAAGGTACCGATCTGGGCGCGCAATCAGTCAGAATGTTCATATTTGATTTACAGCTATGAGACTCATTATGCAAATGTGCTGGATGAATATCCGGATCTGAAGGAAAAGATTACGAAGGGGAGTGATAGTTACGATTTGTATGAGCAGTGGGGGCGCACTTCGCCGCAGTACAGAGGTGAGCATCCGATTCATAATGTGACTGTGAGGCATTGCTGGCTACGTCCATCTGCGTATAACATTCTGAATGAAGATGAGATGAAGACGCTGAAGAAGCAGTTTCCTGATGGCGTGAAGGCTACGGTGATAGATGATCAGGTGGCGTGTGCGTGTAATGAAGCTATTGATGACTATTGGACGATTACCTATAATCCTCTGTCGGATTATGTACACTTCGATCCGATTGGTCTTCTTCTCGTTTCGGTACAAGATATCACCAATGATCTTATTTCTCTTGTACTTCAAACTATTGAGCATGGAATTCCGCAGACATTTGCGGATCCTAAGGTCTTGAATTTCAATTCATATCGAAATTCTGAGGTCATGCCAGGAGGCATTTATCCTGCAACTCCTAAAAGTGGAAGGCCGCTAAGCGAAGGATTCTATGAGGTGAAGACAGCCACGCTGAGTCAGGAGGTATTACCGTTCGCGCAGAAAGTTCAGGAGATAGGTCAGCTAGTCAGCGGCGCGTTGCCTAGTCTATTTGGTGGACAGACGGCGGGATCTAGAACGGCATCTGAATACAGTATGAGTCGGGCGCAGGCGTTACAGAGGTTACAGAATACGTGGAAAATGCTATTGCTATGGTGGAAGAATATCTTCGGTAAGGCAATACCGATGTACATTAAGGAAATGAAGGATGATGATCGGCAAGTGAAGAAGGATGAATTCGGCAATTTTATCAATGTATTCATTCGTAAGGCTGAATTAGAGGGTAAGATAGGGTCAGTGGAGCTAGAGGCGAATGAGAACCTGCCGATTACGTGGAATCAGCAGAAAGACGCAATTATGGAGCTGTTTCAGCTAAATAATCCGGATATACTTCAGACTATTGCTTCACCTGAGAATCTACCTTATCTGAAAAAGGCTATTGGACTGACAGATTATATTATTCCGGGTGAGGATGATAGACAGAAACAGTATGAAGAGATTCAGCAACTGGTGAATTCTGAGCCTATTGAGATGCCGCCTGATCCTATGATGGTTCAGCAGGCTATGATGAGTGGAATGCCTCCGCCGCAGCCACAGACAGTTCCGTCGGT